GCCTGTATAGATACAGGTAGTCGATCAGTAGCCGAGCTTAAATCCAATGAATACAAGGGCAGACCCCGTTTCTTAGATTGTTTTAATAATCTATAAACAGGCTTCATCTGATCAAACGTCCCATCCATAGGCAGTCTTCCTAATATTCGGAAGATCAACTTATGTAATGGAGCGAATAATCACTGAGTCAGCGGGTCTACCATTGCAAACACCCTTACTTTTCCAGCCGCCTCTTCCTTAATCCCTAGCTTTCCAATCGGAATAGGTCTAGGTTTTGAAGGATCCTCAGAAGGGAAGGCGTGTTCAATACTAAAACTCTGTTTAAGAGCGGTCTCCACCCCAGGCGCAAAGAATCCTGCGATTCATCGCATATCTTTAAGCATGGGTCTATCTTGTCAAAGAGCTCAAATAGAGTTCATTAACAATATAGGATGTGTTGACCAGTAGTATTTCAACCCTTTCTTCTTCTTCCGAGTCGATAGGATCGGATTACCATAGATTACTGTGTTTTGAGGAGAAGATTTTAGAATTGGAAATTCTTTAAACTTCCCTCTCAATCAAAGTATTAGATTGATTTTAGAGAGTCATCCCTTACTTATTAAAAAGAGAAATCTCTTATAATAAGGTTTGAAGATGTCCTTAAAAACAATCCCTGGATCCGTTATCGATTTCAAATCCAAAATTCCTTTGAATTTTAATATTCGATAAACACTGAATATCGTTAGATAAAATCTAACTGAATATTCTCATCCAGGAGACTTGTTTGCTATTTGCAAACGAGTCAATCTTGGTATCACTCTAGGCAGCCCCTTTCTAGTCCTAGAAACTCTAGTTTTCAAAAGGGTCATATCAGGAATTTTGTGACCAGCTATTGCTTGTTGCAGAATTACTTGGTTCGCCTTAAGGTAGAGTACTAAACCTCTAACCCCTTGGCGCTTCTGTATTTCTGCAAAGGAATACCGGATGTGACCAAGATCTTTTCGAAGTTTCTTGGATAGATTTCCTCCCAATATCATTCTTATCTTTAAAAGAGTTTGAATGAATTGAGAACCCGCTTTTACACGGATTGTGTCACTTATCGTATCGACATTAAGTCTTCATTTGGCAAAAGAAAATGATTTAAAATTATTTTTTATTTTC